ATAATTGGGACCCTAAAACATACACATGGATCTTAGAGGAAATTGACGTTCCATATATTGAAGAAGAGTGGACCACACTATTAGAGCGTTACGCAAAAGATCCTCGCAAGACCACAGGTATGACGATCCTTGGCCGCTACTTGTCAAAGATGCGCATGAAACAATTTAGCCAATATACATGGGCTGACACTGAGAGATTGCGTCAAGAGGCAGATGCTAAAAAAGCAGAAACGATGGCGCGACAGGGCTACTCTGGTGAAGAGATTGAAAACGCTATTAATACTGGCACAATGCCCGATAAGCCCGACGATTTTAAAAAGGAAACTGAAGCGCCTGCGCCAATTGATTTAAATGAGCCAGCATTCTTTAATGATGACTTAACAGAAGAAGATAAGAAATATTTAACGATTAAATGGGGCAAGGCTTATCGTCCTTATGAATGGGTGCAACTTGAAAAGCTCTATCAAGAAATGATGGCAGCATTTGATATTGTTACACCTGCGCATGAAGATTATCTTAAATTGATTTGTAAGACTTCATTAAAATGTCATCAATTGGTTGACATTGGTGATATTGAAGGGTTCCAGAAAATGTCTAAAGTTTATGACACTTTGATGAAATCTGCTAAATTCACGGCAGCACAGAACAAGGCTGAAAGTGGAGAATATGTTTCCGCTATTGATGAATTTATTCTTATGTGCGAACGTGAAGGTTTTATTCCTAGATATTATACTGATACTCCTCAAGATAAACCTGATGAAACATTAGCTGATTTGCGTAATTATACGCATCGTCTTGTTACAGAAGAAATGAACCTTGGTAACTTGATTGAAAATGCGGCAAGAACAATGGCGCGTGAAGAAGCAAAAGAAGAAGATGAAGAAACAACCGACATGGATGATCTTGATTTGCAAGCTGTTGAAGAAGAAGTTCTTACGGATGGAGATTTTCTCCAGCATTATGAATTCATTGAGCAATAGCAAGCAGAAGATGATGAGATGATGCGGGAATTGCTGGGAGAGGATGATGAGTAATGGCCCTTTAGGATTTACTCAACCTCAAAAGTGATGTTGATAAAATTGGTTTATCTGAAGAACGTGTGCGCGCCTGTATACCGGTTGCGCGAAAATATATCGCCTTTTGGCGAGAGTATCCAGATTTATTTGTTGATTTCTTAGTAAGAAAAAACAATCCAGAGAACTTTCATTTATTCTATTATTAGAGAGTTTTTTTACGTGCGGCAATGCGTTATAAATATACATACGCAGTATTTCCACGTGCTTATTCAAAATCATTCCTTGCGGCTTTGATTTTGATTCTTAGATGCATATTATATCCCGGTGCTAAGTTATTTGTTACCTCTGGTGGTAAAGAGCAAGCGTCTAGTATTTTAAAGGCCAAAGTTCAAGAATTATGTCATTTAATTCCAGCGCTCCACGAGGAAATTGATTGGCGTCGTGGTAAAACGATGGAAGGGAAAGATTATGTTAGATACGTATTTAAGAGTGGGTCAGTGCTGGACAATATAGCAGCTCGTGAAACTTCGAGAGGACAACGCCGCCATGGTGGACTCATGGAAGAGTGCGTCGGTATTGATGGAACGATTCTTAACGAAGTTATTATTCCTACAATGAACGTTTCTCGCCGCGGTGCATGGGGCGATAAAGATGATAATGAAGTATTAAACAAGAGTCAGATTTATGTTACAACAGCGGGTTGGAAAAATACATTTGCTTATGACAAGTTAATTTAGCTACTTGTTTGGGAAATTATTAAACCTGAGCGCGCAATGATACTTGGTGGTACATGGCGTATTCCGGTTTTAATGGGTTTACTTGATAAGACTTTTATTCGCGATTTAAAGATGGATGGCACATTTAATGAGTCTTCTTTTGATCGTGAATATGAAAGTCGCTGGTCTGGCACCATCGAAGATGCGTTCTTTAATGCTGAGCAATTTGATCATAATCGTATTTTAAAATAGCCTGAATATGAATATTCTGGAAGAAGTACAAAGAATGCTTATTATGTAATTGCGGTTGACGTTGGACGTAAAGGTTGCGACTCGGTTGCTTGTATTTTTAAAGTAACACCACAAGTGAATGGTATTGCATTTATCTCTCTTGTTAATATTGACACTCGTAGTAATACACATTTTGAAGATTAGGCTATTTGGTTAAAACGCTTATATTATAAATATAAGGCAAAGAAACTAGTTATCGACGGTAATGGTCTTGGTATTGGTCTTGTTGACTATATGGTTAAGGGCCAAACTGATCCAGATACAAATGAGATTTTACCAGATTTCGGCGTTGATAATGATGATGATGGTGAATATAAAAAATATCGTACGGAAGTATGTGAAGAAAATGCGCTTTGGATAATTAAAGCAAATGCGCCAATTAACACGGAAGTACATGCGAATGTACAGTCTTAGATGTCTGCGGGACATGTAAAAATGCTTATTGATGAACGTATTGCTAAAATTAAATTAATGAGTACAAAGCGCGGTCAAGAGATGAAACCTGAAGAACGGGCAGAATATCTCAAACCATTTACCCTAACTTCCATATTAAAAGAGGAAATGATGAACCTTCGTGAAGAAAATGAAGGTGTCAACATTATTTTGAAGCAAGCGAATAAAGGTATTAAAAAAGATAAATTCTCTGCTTTTGAATATGGTTTATATTGGATTAAGTTAGAAGAAGATAAAAAACGTAAAAAGCGTAAAAAGAGATTTAGCGATATGTTATTTATGAATTGAGGTGGAGATATGCGAGCTTCAAGAGGAGAAATAACTATCGAAGAAATATTGCGCGATGCTGACTTCCACTTCACAATGGAACAAACTTTTGAAGGACTTAATAGTCCGAATGGCAAACCATTAAAGTTTGATTTCTGTGTTTTTGACGATGATGGAAATGTTGATTTCTTAATTGAGTATTAGGGTAAACAACATTATGAGCCATCAGCTAAATTTGGTGGTAAGCAAGGATTTTATCGTCAATAGTTCAATGATAATAAAAAACGTAGATTCTGCGAATTAAATGGTTATAATTTAATTGAGATTCCTTATACAGATGAAAATTTATTAAGTTATGACTATATCATGGAAAAAGCTGGATATTAAGGAGGGATTGAATTGGCTGACCAAGAAGCAATACATGCCAAGGGCTTTTCAATCGTTCAACGTCCAGAATTAAGAGACATCTATGGTAGTTAGGTTGATTATGGTAAAATTAAGGTAAACTTTCAAACACTTGAAGATGCTGTTATTGATCTCGGCGCTTTAAAGAAAGTTGATAAACGTACTTATAGTAAAGTATCTATCTTTCGTGCGCTTGCGCGTAAGGATTATCCTACACTTCGTGATATTTCAAATTACTTTTTTGAAGTGAGTGGTATGTATGAACGACTTTGTAAATACTTTGCTGGTTTGTACAGATATGATTGGTATGTTACGCCTTATGTAATTGACAATAGTGCAAAAGATGAAAAGGTTTTGGCCGATTTTTCAAAGGCACTTGACTATCTGGATGAAAGCGGTATCAAAAAACTTTGTAATGATATTGCGCTAAAAGTAATTGTTAATGGCTGCTATTATGGTTATATTATTGACACGTCTCGTGGCTTTACATTCCAAGAGTTGCCAATTAATTATTGCCGCAGTCGCTTTAAAGTTGGAAACACCCCAGCAGTTGAATTTAATCCAAAGTTCTTTGACGATGCTTTTCCGGACATAGAGATGAGGATGCGAGTCCTTAAAATGTATCCAGAGGAGTTTGCAAAAGCCTATCTTGCTTATAAGAAAGGTAGACTTAATACTAATTTAAGTGATGGCACATGGTGGATTTTAGATCCTGATTGCGCATTTAAGGTTAATCTTAATGGGCGAGATTATCCATTGTTAGTAAATATAACTCCTAAAATTCTTGATTTGGATGAAGCCCAAGATTTAGATTAGCGCAAAATGTTATAGCAACTTTTAAAAGTTATTATTCAAAAGTTGCCGCTTGATAAGAATGGTGATTTAATCTTTGACGTTGATGAAGCAAAAGACATTCATAATAATACCGTACAGATGCTAAAGCGTGCGGTTGGCGTTGATGTTATGACGACGTTTGCTGATGTCGATGTTGCTGATTTAGCAGATAAAAATACTACAACTACACGAGATGAGCTTGAAAAGGTTGAACGTACAGTTTATAATGAAGCTGGTGTTTCTCAGAATTTGTTTAATTCTAATAGTAATCTTGCTCTTGAAAAAGCTTCATTAGTTGATGAAGCAAGTGTACGTGATTTAGTATTTGAATTTGATGAATTATTCTGTCGAGTTTTGCGTAGAAAGTTCCCAGGTAATAAGAAATGGTGTTTACATTTTAATATGCTTGAGACAACCATTAATAATTATAAAGAATTGTCTAAGATGTATAAAGAACATACACAGCTTGGTTTCTCTAAGATGTTGCCACAAATTGCTCTTGGACATTCACAGAGTTCTATTATTGCTACTGCTCACTTTGAGAACGAAGTATTGAAGTTACAAGAGATTATGATTCCGCCTCTTATGTCTTCTACTTTGAATGGTAAAGATATTTTGCCAGGATCTAAAGAGGGCGCTAATGCTCAGTCTGATGCCAATAAGCAGATTGCTAAAGCTGCTAGTGAAACAAAGACTGGACGTCCAGAAAAAGCAAATGAGTAGAAATCTGATAAAACAATCGCGAATCGAGAATCTATGGGAAAGGAGTAATTTAAATGCCTAAACATGCAAGTGCACCGGTAGGCGAGCGTGTAGAGATACTTAATGTCGCTCCTATGGCGGAGAATCCATTGATTTCTCATTGCGAGATTAAAGTTTGCTATATCGGTGAAAATCGTAATGGTAGTGTAATTAGTGAACCCGTTGCAACAAAGATGGCTGCATCTTTGCACGGTTGCCCAATTGCTGGATATTTCAGTGAAAAAGAGGAAGACTTTAGTGGTCATAATCGTAGCATTGAAGTGGGAGATGGCAAGTTCCGCATTGTTGATAAAACTAAAGCTTATGGTTTTGTTGATTCCAGTGCCAAGATTTGGTTTCAAGAGTTCAGTGATGAGGGTGTTGTTCATAAATATTTAATGACAGAAGGTTGGTTATGGACGAGCTTATATAATGAAGCTAAACGTATTATTCAGCATGGAAATAATCAATCTATGG